ACACTTCTTAATGCGGGCTTTGGGTGTCACATGGAAAAAGGTATGGACTTCAAGCGGCGTCGAAGAGCTCAGAAAGATCTTTCGATTGGCGAGAACACCGAAGCCTGAAGAAATAATTGGTGGTTGGGATGATTATTCTGCTGGATTCGCCGAAGGTGCAGGTAGTTATGTGGATAAAATGCTCGATGAAATCACTAAAACGACGGCCAAAAACGTCAAAAAGTTAGTCGAAAAGGGCTTGAATGAGGGCCTGCCCATCAAGGAAATTGCTAAAAGTATTCAGGATGATCATACTTTTGATGCAGCACGGGCCACATTAATCGCCAGAACAGAGGCAACCAGGGTCCATGGTGCATCGACATTGGCTTCAATGCGAGATGCAAAGAGCTTTGGCGTCAATGTTCGAAAGGCTTGGATCGCAAACCGTGATGATCATACACGAGAATGGCACACACAACTCTTAGATCTATATGGACGCAAGGATCAAGCGATAGAACCTGAAGAAGATTTTGTCGTCGTTGCTCAAGATGAAGACGGAAAGGTTCTTGGAACTTTTACAGGCCAGAACCCTGGATCATTTGGGCATCCTGCTATGGATTGCAATTGCCGATGCACGATAAAACCTGTTGTGATTCGGCGATAGGCTCTTTTGATAATACCTTAGGAACAAAAAATTACTTATAATTATTAAACTGCGTGATATAACTATTTGGGGAATCTGAAGATGATTAAAAAGTTAAACTGCATCAGGCTAAAAAGAATTTCAGAAAAAACGGCGGATAAGGCGGCGGACGATAGTGCTCAAATCGTTCTATCTTATATTGCCTCGACAGATCAGGTTGATAGGTATGGCGATGTGGTAGATCAACAAGGATGGGATTTAACTGGATTTAAAGCGAATCCCGTGATCCTTTTTAATCATCATCAAGATTCCCTTCCTATCGGCAAAGCCAAAAACATTGAAGTGCGTGATAACCGCCTCGAGATTGATATCGAATTCGATATGTCTGATGATTATTCAGCCAAGATCGCCCGCAAAGCAAAAGGCGGTTTCTTGAATGCTGTTAGCGTTGGATTTGCTCCTATCGAGTTTAGCGCACGCGGTGATCTGCCAAGAGATCACAAGGCATTCGAGGAAAAGAGCACGGGCAATTATTACCATCGATCTGAATTGCTCGAAGTCAGCCTAGTGACTGTCCCAGCTAATGCGGGCGCAATCGAAACACCGCACGCCGCAAAGCAGTTTGGCTTTAATGATCTCGAGACAGTCTTTAAAACCAAGAAAGCAGAAATCGCAAAGCACATTCTCGCCGTAGAAGAGCGGGAAGAATCATGGCTTGTCGAGTTTGCAAAGGTCATCATTGAAGAGCAAGTCGAAGAAGAAGAAGAAATCGAGATAGGATGGGGATCAGGCGGCGATGAATCGAGCAAGGCTGAGGAATGGCTCGAGGAATACGCGCAGGTTTCAAAAGACGTGTCTGATTTTGTTGATCTACCTGTAGCGCCTAAAGATGAGCCATACAATCCTGAAGATCAAGATATGGCTGATATCGTTGGCCGCATTCTCGGAGATGATAACGATTGGGATCGACTTAAGAAAGCATTTGTTTGGGTTGATTCTGATAATGATGAAGAATTCGAAGGCTATCGTCTTCAAATCGCACGCCTCAGAAATGAGGAGCTTCCTGAAGATGCGGCGCCTGACGAAGGAGATCTGCATGCTTATTGGGATTTGGTGCAAGCGGCGATGGAATCGGTCATATCGGGCAAAGCCGATATCCCCAAGGACGAGCTGGCAGCAGCGTATGAATTTCTCGCCATCTACTATGAAAAATTCGACGAAGAGCCACCGCCTTTTGAAGAAATCGAAGAAGATGAAGAAGATACTGTCGATCTTGAAGCCGAAGAAGAGATTCAAGACGAAGAAGAACGACTTTTTAACCTCGCCCTTTTGCGGGCTTTGACTGAATAGGAGATACTCATGTCAAACAACGGGATGATCAAGGAAGCCCAATCAATTATAAAGGGCATCCGCCAATTCCAAGCCACAGCTACCGATCGCTTGGCCAATGTCGATAAACAAATTGACGATCTTAAAAAAGCTCAACGCCTTATGGCTGAGTCAGTCACTAAAGGGCCTGTTCAGACCCATGGCGGCGACGAAAAGCTTAAAGGATACGTCAACAACGACGGAACATTGCAGCTAAAAACTAAAAAGCGCAATATCAACATTCCTGGGCATGGCTCAGTTAAAGCTGAAGTCGAAGGACTCTTGGATGCCAAGGTTCCAGCAAATGAATGGCACCGTGATCTGATTCAAAAGACTCAAGAAAGAGCTTGGTGTCGATCTTTGATGACCAATCCGCACACCCCGAAAACCGACCTTGCTATTCACAAGCTTTTGCAACGGGCGCCAAGGGAAATCAAGGACCAAGTTAACAAGGCGTTTTATGACGGCGCAGGCGTCGGAGCCGAATGGATTCCAGACGAATTCAAGGCCGAGCTTTATGAAACTTTCACCGTTCCAAGAAACCTTCGCGGGCTTCTGCCTATGGTCGAAATGAGCGGATCAACTTTATTGCTTCCACGCATGAATAGGGGGGGCCGCCCTTACCTGAAAGGGATGGTAACAACAGACAGCCCAGCTAATTACACGGCCAGCACAATAGAAACTGCCCAGGCGTCAATTGCCGTCAAAGGTTTCGCTACAAGATACGTTTTGGACGATTCAGCCAGTGAGGACAGTGCCTTAGCGGTCCTTCCAATCCTATCAAGACAAATTAGTGCAGATCTCGAATCAGCATGGGAAGACTGCTTTCTGAATGGCGATACAACGGCCGTACACGGCGATGCGATAGGTTCCTGGAATATTAGATCACGTTGGGGCTCTTCCGGATTAGGCGGCGCAGATGACCATCGTCGTGCGTTTATGGGCCTTCGACATCGAGCTCTTGATTTGAGTACAGATATAGCGGGAACTTCGGCAGGTGTAACAACTAGCGAATTAGTTACAGCAATTGGCAAAATGGGAGAATTGGGCGTTGGAAATGTTATGTGTATCGTTTCGCCAGAAGCGATGGTCAAGCATTTGATGGGCAACGCAAACCTCTTAAGCATGGATTCCGTGGGTGCCATGGCCTCGCTTGTCAATGGTCAAATTGGAAGCATCTTTGGCTTTCCTGTCATCATGTCTCGATTTGTTGGCGCTGACATGGCCGCCAATGGTCTTTACACTGGCGCAGGAACACAAACAGGAATCTTGTTCTTTAATCAAGGATCATGGGCTCAATATCAACGTCGCGGCGTAACCGTCGAGACAGATAAGGACATTGCAAGCGGCAGCATAGAGATCGTTTCGACGCTTCGGAACATCGCCGCCACCGCTGACGCCGCAACCACTAAGAATGTTAGTTACATTCGCGACTTAAACAGCTAAACGAGGGCATCAAAAATGGCTATTAAAAATTATCTACTTCACATTGATGAAGCTGCTGGCGCAGGAACCAAAAATTATTACGTGCCTTTTGATCGGCTTGTCAATGTTGACGCCGTGACAATCGTGGCGAATGATACTGTCACTGCACATGCAGCAAATTATGTCACCTTGACTTTTTATGGTAATGATGGCGCCACCGCTTTATGCGCCAGAAATACCGATTCAGGTGGAACAGGAACAACGATCACCGCAGGAACAAGCGAGGATCTCACAATGTCAAATGCTGGAAAAGCTGATTTCACTGGCGCTCAATCTATGAAGATTGCAAGTGTTCAAGCTGGATCCGGCGTTGCTACAAATGTCGTTTTAAACATCCAAGTTTCAGACGCCCGCAAATATTAAGGTTGATCAATGGCTCTTGCATCTGTCGCAAATCTCAAAGAATATCTGCCCGAGATTCAGGGATCTGCGGCAGATGCTGAGCTCACTTCAATCATTGCCAGGACTGAGGCGGCGATAGCGCGTTTCCTCGGCTTTCCTGTTTTGACGGTAGGCTCTGCTTATCAATCAACGCTCGATTCGAGCACATACACGCTATATCTCGACGGCCCAAGCTTTACAGATTCCTATGTTCTGGAATTGCCAGTCAGGCCCGTCACAACAATTACAAGTATTCACTCAGATCCAAATCAAGAATATGGATCTGATACGCTGATCGACGCATCGACCTATTCTCTTGATATCTATCTTGGAAAAGTCTATCTATCGTTGATCAATGCAACATCCACATTTGATCGTGGGCATCGAGCGATCAAGGTTATTTGCGCTGCTGGATGGACATCAGCGACAGCTCCACCGGATCTGATTCATGCGATCTGTGTATGGGCTTCGCAGCTACAAAGAAACAAGCCAGCGCAAGGGCGCGAAAACATCAGCCAAAGGACAGGATCTGTAACGGTCAGCCCGAAGACGATGCCTGAAGAGGTTAAGCAGATCCTTTATCCGATGCGAAACTTTGGATCGATCTTATGA